ATAATTTCTCCTTGTAATATGCCTATGTAATGCCTAAACTTACTATGTAAGTATTTTGCCTTGTGTTGCTGCCTATACAACAACACATGAAACAATTATACATGTTCCATGTGCCCTTGTCAATGTTATTTATGCCTTAATGTCGCCTAATGTTTATTTGTATTACCGAATTAAAATACCCGATAGCTGACGCATTCTAATCAAACTATCTTCTTTGACCTCGTCTGGCTTGATTGAGGATTCTTCCTGTGCCTTTTCTTTAGTCATTTTATATTTGTTTTTAAATTCAGTAACTGATAGTGCTTCCAAATCCATTGACATTTCTTTAACTTTACCTTCGAGCATAAACTGTTCATCCATTGAGCAATTTGATTCATGCATACCATACATACCGCATTCATTGCATACACCTTCTTCTACTTTTGCACTGGTATCGATTGTTTGATTGGCCAGGCCTGGTGTAGCAGATGGTGGTGGTGTAGCTGATCCTCCCATTGCAGCACCGGCTACTGCATTAGCTGCAATGCCTGCTATTACCGGTAATATCTCATCTAATTGTTCTGGGCCGGTATTTTCCATTTTTGCACTGGTATCGATTGTATAATGATCAAGACCGGGCGTGGTGGTTGGTGTAGATTGTGATGATGCTCCGCCGGCTGATCCAGCTGCGTATCCCAAGGCCGTTCCTCCTAGCCCTGAACCTGCACCTCTTGCGACTGCAGGTGCTGCACGTCCTGCCAGTCCTAATAGCGCGCCCCACTCGTCTAATTCTTCTGTGCCTTCATCCATCGGACTGTTGCGCCTTGCTTCGGCATCGATGTCATCTTGATCAATCCCGGCCATTTCATCTTCGGAATCACCCTGACCACCCATTTCATGATTTTCCATATCTGAATCAGATTCGCCAAGTCCGGCTAATTCCATGATACGAGACATGCTGCCGGTGTCTTCATTTTTATCATCAAACCGCTTGTCATCAGCATCGGGCTCTTGATCAACTGGTTCGTCGGCAGCACCTTCCGCTGTTGGCATTGGTTCTTGATCTGGTTCTTCGGCAGGTTCTTGGTCTGGTTCCTCGGCATCTACTCCGATGCGGTCAAGTACTGAAATTATATTAGTATCACTATCAAGTTCTTGTAGCAATGCCATGATTATTGGAGCAGCATCAGCATCTGGATTTGTTTCAGCCAAATCTTTCAACTCATTTTTTAAATGATCAAGCCAATCTTTGGGTGCATTCACCAGCAATTTCATAACCGGTTCAGCATCTGCAGCATAAGCACCGACTCGTAATTTTTTTGAAAGTAATTCTACCAATTCATCTTGCTGTTCTTCTGTGTGTAATAAGTTGTCCTCTGGACGATCGCCTCCAGTTATTTCATCCGCCCATGCTTCAAATATATCTGCTTGTTTCATATCATGCCCTTGTTTAATTTTTACCAGCATGGGCAGAGCTTGCTCTATCCTGCTGTCTATGCTTTGTTCTACAAACATCTTTTTTATATCATCAATCATGATGTTTTGTTCTGTAATAGCTGCCGGATTCCATGATTCAAAATAACTTTGATATCCACGACCACTTGCTATACTCTTCATTGCGTGCCGAAGATTTTCGTAATAAGCTTGTGTTTCTGTCACAAGAACATTGGCTTCGCCTTCAAATATACGTCCATGATTGGCGCGACGGAATCTTGATAATACATTAAGTTCTTCTACCATTTCCGATATATGTTGCCCACGTGGATCATATGGTCGGCCACCTTGACGCACATGTTCCACCATGGCACGACCACCTGCTAGTTTTTTAAATGGCAGCTTATATCGTTCTCCATCTGTGGTTTCTACAAATAAACTTTCAATATAACGGTGACGAGCATCGCCTTCGCCAAGTGGGCGCTGATGACGGATCATAAGACGTACTGCATCTGGGCGATCGGTCCAGCTTGTGGTCTTTGTGCCATTCCATCCTTCAAATATGCTTTCTGTCATTTTAGCCATGCCGGCGAGCATTTGTTTTAATTTAGACCGATCAGCTAGCTCCCAAGTTAATAAATTTGATATGGCTAATTGTTTAAGTTGGAGTTGGAAAGCAAATAATTCTTCTTTGTCTGCTGGATTTTCAATACCTCTGCCTAAGTTATCACCAAAGAAAAATACTAGATTTTTATCTGCGCTAATAAATATTACTCCTTCGCCGTAATTTTTACCACTGGATGTTGTCCATTTAAATGTAAATAAATCGGCATAAGCTACCCCTTTAAGGGGCGATTTACCAGTTGAAAAATCAAAAAATTCTAAGTCAGGATAGTTCTTAGTAACCAACAGGTCATAGAGTTTTTTAGCAGGTGTATTAGTTTCCATGCAGTATTTAGCCTCTACTCATCGAAATAAACGGCATTGGTTCAATAATATTATCGGCAAAATCACGCATTCTTACATCCATTTCTGGATGATAGGTTTGCAATAGCTGCATCATACGCACACTTAATACTGTTGCCATTACTAGATCGTCAGTTTCGCCCGGTTTAGCAGCGTAGCTTAATCCATGCGCCACGAATGTTTTAAATTCGCTTACCAATGGCCTACTGGCAATCTTCATTCGTCCACTTTCTATTAGATTCTTTAGTTTGCTACATGCCACCAATTTACTCTTGGCTGTTGTATTAAATCCTTGACGGAATCTTCTGTTGGTTGGACCACTGCTATCGCTGAGGAAGTATCCTTGTATGTTCTGTTCACCATATTCTGCGATACTGATCAGTGCAGCTTCGCCAATCGTATTGTTTTCTATGCTGTAATAGATACTGTTGATGTCTTTAACCGTTTCATTTATGTGGCTGCAAATTCCCACCAATATACGTATCTGTTCCGGGATGGTGGTTTTATTGTGTCGCCATTCACCGATTTGTTCTGTTGTGCCGGCTTCAAATATCTGTATTGCGGCAGGATCCGAACCAGTTCCGAGACTGGGATCAAGAGCAATCACGTATATACTTCCAGCTCGGGGCTTTTTGTACCAACGCACCTGCCCTGTTGTGTATAATGGTTCAATGCCTTCAAGATCAAATAGTTTAGCCGGTGCGATCAGAGTCTCTGAGTCAATAAGAAACTCACATCCCATCTCCCTTCTAAAGCGATCCTCGCCCAACGCAGCCAATTGCTGAGCTGCCCACGCATCATCACGCTCAGGGTGTTCGTTCCAATAACTCCTAAATGCTTTAAATCCATTTACTCCAAGAGGAGTGGGGTTACCGTACGCATCTTCACATTTGTTGGCTCCCTTCCACAACAAGGCAAATTGATCCTCATCTGAGTTTGGTGTGCTAGTGATAATACACTTACCACCTGTGGCCAATGTTGGCGATATTGAAGTCCAAAATTCACGAGCAATGGTGGGACGAACGTATGCAAACTCATCACTGTATAACAAGGAAATACTCATACCACGACCAGTTGTTTCTGTTGTGGTGGTTGAGATTATCCTGCTGCCATTTTCAAAATCGATATTTCCTTTGTTGTAACTAACTACTCCTGCACGTATATGATCAGGACACAGTTCGTATGCAAAACGAATACGTTGCATAATTTCTTGTGAGCCAGTGTATTTGTGCGCTGCAATTAGTATGGTGGAATCTGGAATAAACATTGCATACCATAACAAATAACCGGCTGCCGAAGTCGACTTACCTGTTTGCCTGGGCATCATAGCTATACAGAATCTATAATTATGATATGTATCAATCAGTTTCTTTTGATAATCAAATGCATGATATTGCATCTTACCACGTGTGGGATGTTGGATGTGGAAGAAATTGTCAAGGAAGTAAGCTGGCCCGGTGGTAGAATCTGCACAATCTACAAATTCAGTCAATTCCTGGTCGGTGAATGATTGTCGTTTGTGTGGTGACTTAACTAATACGCTGTCTGGAGATGGTTTAATCATATGTTTTTTTATTTATAATGTCTTCGAACACCTGTTTGGCGAAACGTTGATTTGCATCTGGGCCAGGATGTGCCAAATCCCTAGCTACATCTACCAGCCCAGTGTCACCGGGCTTTACTTTCTTAGATGTGAAATCAATTGCTTTATAATGATAAAATTCTACACGATATTTATAACACAAATACGCGATTGCCTGCACACATTTTTGTGCTCTTATCCGAGAGTTTTCATCATACAACCACCAGTTCTTTATATAATCGTTGTCTGTAAGATAGCGCATTGAATTATCAATATCCGGCCGTACAATCTGAGGCCAGGCAAGTCCTAGGCCATTTACTGTGGCAAAAATTTCTGTTCGAGCATGCTCGGGCTCAAGCATAACAACATACCGAGGATGTAGTTTTGGAATGTAATGATCAGCTATCCTATAGCATGTGTCTGAGCCAGATCCACCTACCCCAAGATTCCAAACATCAATCCCAATCAATTTACTAAGCAGATTTGCCCACATCATTTCTTCTGGAAGCCCTACGCCACTCGTAAAGCTACAACCTAATACAAGAAAATTTTCTTTGTCGGTAAATTCCGGGGTTCTGAATCCACGGGAATTAAATCGATATATAATCTCTTTATCTATCCAATTATTTTCCAGCAGTTGCTGACGTTTAATTGGTTTTGATATGTGATCATTGTATTTTTCTTCCGAATCAAATCGATCCCATAATGAAGCTGTTGCTGCCGGTATATTTTTTTCAAAGATTACCCCTTGATGCATTAATAAATCATCCACGATGTATTTCTCTAAATTCTGGCCATAATTTATCAAACAACCCACGTTGGTCTCGATGATAAACACTTTCAATTTCTGCAATATGATCGTTTAATTGTGGTAGCAATGAGGGATGTGCTGCTTCTGTATAATTTTTTTCTGCCTGTACAAAGAATCCACGCTCGTTGTTTGTTAGATCTGTTCGAGCCAATACTTGTACTAGTTCTAAATACGCCAGTTGTTTAATATTATCCCCAAGACGCAATGGATCAAGATACTCTGGTTGATATAAACTTTGCCACGTTATATCAATGTGTTGATCACGTGCCCACATCCGTAATTCCATTAATCGTGTGGCATTATATACGTTATATACGGCATGTATACCGGCTCGATGGCCAGCAGCTTGCAATGCTTTGAGTTTTTGTATGTTTTTTTCTATCAACGCCCAACTCCCGCCATAACGCACATATTCAAATCTTTGATGAGTATTGTCTAAACTGATCGACCAACCGACATTGCGACGTTGAGCAAGCTTCTTGAATATTTTATTTGTATCTAACTCAACACTGAGATTGGTAATCAATGTAACTTTACAGTTTGCAGGTATTACATCCAGCAAGCGTTCATTTTCTGGCAGCAACAATGGCTCTCCACCAACTAATGCGACTTCACGTATGTGCTCTTGATGAGCTGCAAGATACTCACACACCTGTTGATAATATGGCCGAGCACCAGATTTAACTGGTATGTTCTTTAATGCTGCCCACTTTGAACTACACTTATCACCACAATAGTTACAGCTTAGATTGCAGGTGGTGTTCCAACGCACATCTATCAGCGTGGGGATATGCTCCGTATCTGTTGCCATTGCTGAATTAAATTCTGGACTGATACTGTTATGCCAATCGCGTTCGCTGCGACCATATCTTTCAGCTTGCACACAGTTATAACAATATTTGTGTGCTTGCCCTTGACGTAGTGTTTGCCGTATCTCTTGCATGATCGGACCTTGTAGTATGTCTTGTATGCTTTGTGTGTTGAGATTACCCAGCATATTGGGATCGCCGGCACAGCAAGTCTTTACATCACCGCGCGGATTGATATGCAGGCCACGCCATGGTGCAGCACAAAAGAACGAATCAGTCATGCTGTACTCATGGTGTTTGGAATTATTTCTTGGCTTTGGGTGCGGTTAGATTGAAATTTATGCCTGTTTCTTTTTCTACATCTTTAATACTAACTTGATACTTGGGCAAGTCTTCAACTGGCAGCGGAGCGTTTGGCATAAGATAAGCGACCCCTGTACCTTTTTGTTTATCAAATATTATCTTATACAGTCGGGTTGGAACACCTACCCCATTGCCAATCACTAAGTGACCGGCATCATATATGCCACCTGAGATGATATAAAGATCCCGACCTTCTTCAACCCAATTACGTTCCCATGTTTCTAACTGTTTCCAAATTCCTCTATTGTTGTTTGGAACTTGTGGAACCATATTTGATAGGAAGAAACTTTCACTCATGATTGCTGCGCTTTGTGTATTATTACCAGCCGGCGCCATATGACCTCGATCATATGGATTTCCGGCATAATCTTTCAACGTAGCTTGGCAATCGGCAGTCACATCTGGATCTACACGAAAATCATCTTGCCGATGAGCCGGGCCGCCTATCTTTTCTTTTGTAAGAAACTCCATGACTGCTATTGGGGTCTTTGTGGCGCAACTATGTATAACTGCATAATTGGTCTTGCATAATTCCTGATCGCCTGGTTGTGCTTTGTAGTGTGGTGCTCCGTGCGCTGTAAACTCAGGGCACAGTTTATTGATCTGTGCTTGAGCTACAAAGGGAAGAAATAAAAGAACAAACAGTATGATTTTCATGTTATGTTATGGAAATGTTTTAGTAAACGGTCCGCCAACTGGATCATTTGCACCCACCGGTGATGCTGTTCCTATTGTTGTACCTGCTGGAACTGCTGTGGCATTCCATGGGCTTTCGTTCATGGGGCCAAAACAATCTGCCAATTTTGCACCATTGACTTTTTCTTTACGCTTGACACATGGAAAACTCCACATGTTGCTCATGCCACCACCAGGTGCTGCGGTGCTGGTAAAGGTGCGTATCACCGCAGTGGTCACTGCCCAGGTTGGTGCTTGTGGATAGCTTGTTTCAGCACTGAACAGACTCCATACCTTACCCTTTGGGGACTTGCATGAATTGTTCATAAGATTACCGTCAGCAATGCTCTTGCCACTTAGCACTGGGCAAACTGCCACACCCTCTTTAAAATCTGTGCCGGCGACTGTGATGGTTTTTCCGGTGGGTTTTGTGCTGGATGCTGCGCAAAGGGCGTATTCACCTCGACAGATCATTAGATTAGGACCGGCGGCTGATGCTGTTGTAGACAATAACATTAATGCAACAAATATAAGTTTCATGGATAACTCCTTGTGACAACTATTTATCCGTAGGAAACTTTCTAACTAAAATTTATTAAATAATCTTGTTATATCTTTAATCGTACTTAGGAATTTACTATTCCAGAAGTGGCTGTTCCTGCTTCGGCCGCAGTAAAGCCTGAGCCGGTTATAGTAATTTTATTACCAACACCCACATACACATAGTCATAAGTGCTGGGTGGTATTTGCAAAGAATTACTGTAAATGTTAGAAGTAAACGCAGTTGCCAATGTTACATTATAGCTAACTGCTGTAGTACCGGTGCTGATTAAACATTTATCAGTAAACCATACTTGGTCAGATACTGACGTATAAACATTAGCTTGAGCCATCTTTATTTTCCTTTAAACTGCTGTAATTCTTTATATAAGCTCATACCTAGATCAGCTTGTTTATTTTCATTTGTGGTGCCTGGTACGCGACGTGCGCCCGGGCCGGCATTTACAGTGCTTTGTCCCATGTCGCCTGGAGGATTAAATGTGGCATCTGCAGGATTTATCATGACATGAGGTGCATTGGGTCCGCCGCCAGTGTTTGGTCCTGCAACTTGATTGACGGTTGCAAACACTGGATCTGGACTATTGCTTGGCGCGTTAATAGTGATGTTTTGATCTTCTTCATCTACCATTTGATCATTGCAACCGCATGGGCTTTGGCCACAACTGGAACATGATTGTTCAGACTGATGTATACCAGCCAAGTTAAGCAATTCGGCAAGTTTAGCAGCATCATCACCATCGGCATGCACAGTGATATCTTTGTGTGGTTGGCCAGTGTCATCTGTTGTCATGTTAACAGTAACGCTCATACCTTCTGTGATTAGATTATCCACTTGGCGATTAAGACTGTCGTAAATGCCCGACGTGCCAAAGTTATACCCTGTATCTCCTTTGTTTTTAGCAGCAGGTGCTGCATCAGCTTCTTTAACTTTCTTTGGAAGTTTGCCGATGTCTTTACCTGTGTCGGCTTTGTTAAATTCTTTTGCCACAGATGATTTAACCCCTACTTTTTTTGCAAACTTAGGATTGTGAGCTGCTCCGGCCATCATATGAGCTTGTGCTTGACTAACAGAGCGTTCGTCAACAACTTTCTTAGCACCGCAATGTGGGCAAACATCATCACTTTCTTCAACGCGACTGCCTTTGTGTTTCCAAGCTTTACCAGTCACACGTTCAGGACCTTTGTCTTTGCCTTTTGGGCGGCCGGCTTTGCGTGGTTCTGCATTGAAGTCATCGTCATCTTCAACATCAGGCTCATAGTTGCGAGTATGTGTTGTTATGTTGCCTTTGGTTCGTTCAGTGCCGTGTGTGGTTTTGCGTTCGCCATCTTCTTCTTTAACAGTTTTTTTCTTATCGGCCGCTGCTTTTTTCATCGGCTCGTTTTTGTCACCATCTTTGTCTAAGTCTAAGAAATCTGGTTTCTTGCCCTTGGCTTCCATCATACCTTGTTTCAATCTTTCAGGATTCTTCTCGGCGAATGCTGATAATCTGGCAGTGACCTTTGGATCGGAACTAGAAACGTTATTGCCACGAACTTCAGTTCCCGCCATGCTAGATATTTTATCACGCAATGTTGAGTCTAATATCTCAAAACTTGATGATGCTGCAACGGAAACTTCATCTAATCCGGCTAATCTTCTTTTAGCAGGAGATAATGATGCTAGTTCGGCGGCATCACGTTGTTTATTTGATCTATCGTTAATAGCAGCTTGAAATCTATCTCCTTGTTTCCTATAAATTTGTTGTGCTCGACGTTCACTATTAGCTTCGGCGCCGTATTGATGGTCGCGTGCTATATTTCGAGATTTAAGTACTAGCTCATCTGAAATTTCATTGAGCTGCTTGCCTAGATCACCTTCATTTAATTGTGTAGATTCCGGTGCGGCACCAATGCTGTTTAATTTTTTATTGAGATCGTAAAAGAAATTCATTTTGTATTATCCTCTGGGGTTGGCGCCGGTTGCAGGCTTGGGTTGACGTTTCATTTTGCTCATGGGGCTTGTGTTGCCCATGGGTAAATCATTTGTTGTTTCTGCAGCAGGTGTGCGACCACCAGCTACAGTAAAGGTGCTTTTATATTCATTTTTCAATACTGCATGATCATACGGGTTTGCTGAATAATCTTTATTCAATGCTTTTTGTTTGTCATCGGGTGCAGGATAATCTGTATCCGTCAATAAATCTTTATTTTGAGCTGCGATATCTTGTGCTTCTTTACTAATACTGTCATCGTATGCAGCAGTTTGCATAATGATACGATTTGGATCAAGTCCCAATAGCTGTGCGATCTGTTTGATCTGTGGTTCAATGGCTGGATAACGGAATGACACATCCATTATGGTTACTGAATCGTTTTGATGAGAAGGGAAGCCGGCCGGTGTTTTTTGCACCGGTGTGGTCTTGGGTTTTGTGGCACTGACCACATCAAATTGGGATAATTTACCTTCTAATTCTTTAATAAATTCCGAGTTCACTTCACCCACGATGCGTATGCGATAATCATACACATGTTCGGATTCTGCGAGATATTCTTTGAAGTTTTTCATGTATAGGTTCCTATTGAGTATTTATACAGATTTAATCTTTTGATCCCGATTGCCAATCAGTCTTTCCAATAAATCATTACGGCTTAATACTTGTCCGGAGGCTGTTTCTGTTGGTTCTTCCGCTGTGGCTGTTTGATCTAATCTTGCTTTTTTCAATTGCAATTCGATAACTTTAAGTTTCTTGTTTAGCTTTGCTGTTTTGGCTGTTAAGGCATGCCCAAGCATGGTACTGGCCACAGCAAATATTTCTGCGGCATACCGGCTGTCGATGTTCATGCCAAGGTCACTGAGATTCTGGAAACTTTCTGTTGCCATTGTTGCTATCTTATCAAGCTCGGAATCCGAGGTGTTTAGATCACGCACACTGGGCAATGCAGCATCTATCTTGTCTAAGGCATCATCTATTTCAGCCAATGCTGTGCGTGTTTCATCAAGGGTAACTACGTCTACATTCGATGTAGTTGATGGGGCTAAGTCGAAGAGTTCTTCTAAGTGTCGTGACATATTATATTTACCGTATTTTAAATAAGGCTATAGAATAGTCCATCCTCTATGATCTTTCTTTACTTTGTATAATTTATCTTTTATTTCCTGGATTTCTGAAGAGATCGTTTTCTGTCAAAACCCGAAAGGTTATACCATTGTTTTGACACCATTTTTGAGCAGAGGCCCATTTGGCGTAGTTGATTGCCACCACTGCACGGTCTCTATTGCTCATTTTACTTTCAACTATGCTTTGTTTTTTGGGTTTGATTTCGATTAATTCAGCCCGCACAGTATTGTTTCGAGTGCGATAGGTTATAAGGAAATCCGGAATGTATTGGCTCATCTTACCGGTTATTGGATTGCGGTAAGGTATGGCTATACTTTCGCTTGCCCATTGCAGTACTTGATCATTGTTATCAACAAAACGCATAAAGGCATGTTCCCATGAACTACGAAAACGAGGTAATCCTTTACCTACATATTTTTCTAAATTCTTTATAGCATATTGCCCTTGAGAGAAGCGACTCATGCTTGCACATTTCTGGCTGTATAGATGTTTGGAGCCACCGGTGTTATCACTCCCAACAAGGTAGCAGGGCTTCGGAGCGAGTTTAAGTAGTATGCCATGCTAACACTAAGTTGTATACTGTCTTGACCTTCAAGTTGTTGCAATAATGTCAGCACAGGAGTGTCAATATCTTCTGCCACACGGAATAATGCAGTTGTAAAGTTCTCTGCTGCCA